GATACTGATGATGTCATACATTTTAAATTAGGCGGTACAGATAAAGTTAGCATGGGTGGTGCAAACTCTGAAATGGATTTAACTGGTTCATTGGGTTTAAGAATTATTAAAGCTTCAGAAACAAATTATTCAATAGTTTCTGGTGATGATGGTGTTGCTACACATTTAGCTAATAGAGCAGATGGAACATCAGCACATGGTCAGATTGTATGGACTACACGAGATGGTGGAACGACCATTGAAAGAGCGAGAATAACTGCAAGTGGTGAACTTCAAATAGGGAGAAATACAACTGTTGCCGATTGTGGTGCTACTCTTACTATGACAGGAGCGAATGGTTCTAATGCGGCTCAAACATTTAGGATTCAAAATGATGGAGAGAATGGTCAAACAAAGTTTAAAAGAAATCTTGGTGGTGGAAGTGAAGTTACTGATGCAATAATAAGCTATCATAATTACTGGAAGTTTACTATGGATGGCAATCATATTGCGGCAACTGGACAGTATTATGAGTTTTATCAGACGTACAATACTTGGCTTATGGTTATGGAAAACGCACACGCTTCTAATCCTTGGGGTTTGTATATGAATTACCATGATGACCCAGATAATGATTCAAATTACTTTTTAGCATTTGATGATGGTGATGGAACAACTGCAAGACTCAGAGTAGATAGTGATGGTGATGTTAAAAATCACGACAATAGTTATGGTTCTATATCTGATGAAAGAATTAAAGAAGATATTAAAGATGCTAATAGCCAATGGGATGACATTAAAGCTGTTAAAATTAGAAACTTTAAAAAGAAAGATGATGTTAGGCAATACGGAGATAAGGCTTGGGAACAGATTGGAGTTATTGCTCAAGAACTAGAAGCAGTATCACCTAAATTAATTAAGGGGGCAGAACCTACTAAGGGAGATATAATTTCATCTTCAGATTTTGGTACACTTGTAGACGATACAACCAAACCAGATACTTATTATGAAGAAGGAGATACAATTCCAGATGGCAAGCAAGTTGGTGATGCCAAGACTTACAAGAAAAAAGTTGAAATTAAAGAAAAGGTAAAGGCAGTTAAATATTCTATTTTGTATATGAAAGCCATTAAAGCCTTGCAAGAAGCCATGACACGAATAGAAACATTGGAAACTAAAGTAAAAGCATTGGAGGATGGATAATGTCTAGAGCAAGAGATTTCGCTGATTTGGCAAGTGCTTATAGCCAAGATGCTTTAAGTAATCGCAACATGGTAATAAATGGAAACATGGCTATAAGCCAGAGAAGTGGAACAACTGCCTATACTACTATTAATAGTTATACTTTAGATAGATGGAAGATGGAGCATAGTTCATTGGACAATCTCGCCTTTGAAGTTACTCAATCTACAACTGTACCAGATGCTTTTCATGGTGGTTATTCTCTCAAATATCAAACCAAAACTGTTGAAAGTGCTGTAGCTTCTGATGAATATTTAGCATTAGTTCAGTTTTTTGAAGGGCAGAATTTACAAAAATTATGTTACGGAACATCCTCTGCTAAGACTATGACCTTATCTTTTTGGGTAAGAAGTAGTTTAACTGGAACTTTTGGTGTTTCCGCTTATCAATATGATGGTGGTGATATAATAGGTGGAACATATACTATTAATTCAGCCGACACATGGGAACATAAAACTATATCATTTGTTGGGAATACTGGTGATGCTATAGCGAATGACAATACCTCTGGATTTAAAGTTCAATGGTGTTTAGGTCTGGGAAGTAATTTTACTGGAACAGCCAATACGACTTGGACATCTTATACGGATGCTAAAAGATGGAATGGGCATACACAAAGTGCCTTACTAACTACAGATGAAAGTACATGGTACATAACTGGTATTCAGCTTGAATGTGGCGAGGTGGCTACAGAATTTGAACATGAAGCTTATGGTGATACGTTAAGAAAATGCCAACGATACTACTATGTGGCTGCAGAAGGGAATGATGAACCTCTTGGTAGTGGTGTAGCTGAAAGTGCTACAAGTTCTAGTTGGACAATGCCTTTTCCAGTTACTATGAGAGCATCCCCAAGTATTGAGGATGTAGAAGCTACAAACTATTATATATCTTATGGTGGGGGTGCAACAGACACTTTTGATGGTATAAAAACAGCAGATATGAGTGCTAAAGTTGCTTATTGTTACAATGATGCTGGATTAAATGCTGGTGGAAATACTGCTGGGAGAGGTGTTGTTGTAAGCACAAATAATGCAAGTTCTAAAGTAGCTTTTGGTGCAGAGTTATAGGAGTTATTATGGATATTGGGTACAGACTAACAGACATTAAATCAGCCAATTATGAAAAGTATCATGGTGTAGTAAAATCAATACGAGTTACATTTAACAATAGTAATACAGTATTGGGTGTTCCTTTAGCTAATGATAACATGGACTATGTTGATTTGATGAAACAAGTAGATGCTGGTGAACTCACCATTGAGGATGCTGATTAAGGGGGAATGTTATCGACCCAGTAACAGCTATAACAGCCGCAACCACAGCATTTAATTTAATTAAAAAAGGCTTTGAGGCAGGTCGTGATGTTGAGTCTATGTACTCAGACATTGGTCGATGGATGGGTGCAGTATCCGATGTCAACCAAGCCGAGAAGATGGCAAAGAATCCCCCATTGTTTAAGAAACTATTTGCTGGTTCTTCAGTTGAGCAAGAAGCATTGGATGCTTTTGCCGCTAAGAAAAGAGCCAAAGCTATGGAAGACGAACTTCGCACATGGATAAATCTAACACATGGTCCTAATGCGTGGAGTGAATTGTTAAAGATGCAAGTTAAGATTCGCAAACAAAGACAGGAAACTTTGTATGCTCAAGCTGAGGCAAGAAGAAAGGCTTTAAATATCTTAGGTATTATTTTTCTTTGCACCATTGTTGGTGCAGTTATAATGTGGATTGGTTATTTATTTTATTTAAAAAGAAAGGGTGCTATATGAATAAGAAGTTGCAAGCACAGTCCAGATATGAGCAACATGATTTGGATGGTGATGGTATTGTTACCGATGAAGAAATAGCAAGAGAAGAAAAAATTTTAAGAATGGAAAACTCCAATAAGATGCAAGACCAACAACGTCTTATATGCTGGGTATCTTCTATATCATCTATCTCTTTAATTATTCTAGTTCTCTTTCCTATTATCCCTGATGCTAGAGTCGAGATGGTTACTGCCTTACTCTCTACCTACATTGTAGCCAACCTTGGTATTGTCGCTACCTTCTGTGCAACAACAGCATGGACAAGAGCAAAGGAAAATGGTAATGGTAAATGAAATTGATTTGGGTATTAATGATTTTTATACAGGGGACTATACAGGAAAGTGTCTATTTCAAGGATATTGATACATGTTTGGAATTCGCAGAGCGAGTCCGTTCGCAGAATTGGCATCAGTCGAGGGCTGGGGATAAGATATGGGTTAAGGCTTATTGCATACCTCAAAAGGTGGATGAAAAAAAAGGAGAATAGTATCCCCAGGTATTTTAAAGGAAAGAAAAAATAGCATGGATAATTTAGTCGAGGTTATAAAAAAGCATGAGGGTTGTCGTCTTGGTATGTATAAAGATACTGTGGGGGTTTGGACTATAGGCTATGGGCATAACTTGGAAGAAGGTATTGACCAAGAGACTGCTGACTTTATTCTTGGCAGAGACTTAGAAAAGCACTCTAATGAACTTGATAAGCATAAACCAATGTGGAGAGAGTTGCCACAGCCAGCACAGATTGTGATTCTTTCAATGCAATTCAATATGGGATGGAATCGTTTTTCTAAATTCGTTAAATTCTGGGAAGCAATCGAGAATAAATCATGGTCAGAAGCTGGTCGGCAGATGGAAGACAGCCGTTGGTGGGGTCAAGTAAAATCCCGTGGACCAGAGTTACGAGACCTATTGCTTAGTATTTGAGGGGTACAAAACCCTTCGGGCATATCATTCCACCCCTCTCAGCCTCTTTATATGAGGTCGTTTTTTACTTCTTTAGTCCTTTCATCCCTCTCAATCCAAATGACGCGGCTATCGAGGCATAAATTGCCCATTGAAACCATTGAGGTGTTGTTGCTAGGGATTTAAAACCTTCTTCAACGAATGGTCTAAGAGGTGGAATGAAGTTCATGGCAATAATTATTATAAATAAAATTGTATAGGCTTCATCTTTCCAGCTATCCTTACTAGCTTCAGCCATAATTTTTTCCCATCCAGCTTCATGGGTTGCCATTGTTTCCATCACCTTTGCTTCAGCTTTCGCTTTAGCTAGTGTTGCTTCTCCTTGTGCCTTTGTCTTTGCAACCTTTGACTCCATCCATGTTGATGCAAGGTTAGCTATTGGACCTATTAATGCTTGGAACACTATGCTCTCCTAATGCCTGTTAGTTTTGTAAGCATACTATCCAGCCACAAAAAAAAAGGTTTACTATCTGAACTGAAGTAAGTAGTTCTATAGTTATCTTTTTTCTTTGGTGTTTGTGTTTTTTTCTTTTTTGCTTTCCCATTTTTTTTCATGGTCATACAATACTTCTCCTATAAGATTAATTACATTTTGTTGTATAGGTTTATTAATATCACTAATATATATTTTCTTTAAAAAAAATCCAGATTCTATTTCTTTAGCAGTAATTAGATTTTTGTCTTTGGTGTAAACAAATTTATTCATGAGAATGTTTTTTTCTAAACAAATGTTTTGGTTTTCTTTTTTTAGCCTCAAGTATTTTTTCTCTAGTCCAGTTTAAATCTTGTGGCTTCTCTTGTCCATAGGTATGATAGACAGTTCCATGTTTATCATAGTCAATGGCTCTTGGGTCATCATTAGCAAAGGCTGTTGAATTAATTTCTTTCCCTTCATTAGACTTTGCCCATTCCTGTTTGTCCCAAACACAATACTTTCTTGATGTCATACTTCCTCCTCATGTTACTTGGTGGGGAGTTCCTCCCTTTATAGTTACTCCCCACCCATCTTTATATCTTGAATATTTTTTAGAATTTCACCTCAATGAATTACGGAGTTACAGTTTTAATAATTATTAATAAGGTCTAACGATTGCTTTTGTGGGCTTACTAATAAAAACATTCTAAACATTATAAAGGCTATTCACTCCTCTGTCATAGGATATTTAACTCCAACCACACCTTTATTATTCCATTATTCCTACCCCTAGGGAATAGAATACTGGAATATTTATTCAATCATGTCTAGCTTATCAGAATTATGCTTAACATAAAATGATAATGCGTGGTTAATGACTTGTTGGAAACTGCATTTAATTCCATACTCATCCATTATTTGCTTTTTAATACTATGAAGTATCTTGGCATGCTCTCCCACTACCTTAAAGGAGACATACTTTGCATCCTTGTTATTACCAACCACTTGTCTTCTCCCCTTTTTGTTGCCTTTCTTCTTCAACCTCTTCTGCCATCCTATCTAAATCTTTACCGAAAGGAATGTCATCATCATCATCTTTAGCAAAGGGTTCTTTTATTTTCCATTGCATATAGTCTAGGTTTGTTTCAGCCTTGTTCATTCTCCAACAGGCTATCTCTTTTACTGGTGCTTCCAGCTTGCCAGTAAAGTGTGGCTTCTTATCGGATGGGTCTTTAAAAGTATTTTCAAAAACACAACCTATCTTTTGATAGACTTCTATAAAGTCTTTACCATTCTTTGAAGTGTCCGAAACAAAAACAAGTTTTACTTCCTTGCTACCGAACTGACCATTCCCTTGCAGTATTAATTTTTGTGTATTCCTTGGTGGGAAAGCCGCACCTCTGTCAGTATTATCATATTCCATTTAGTTGTTCTCCTTTTTAAAATCATCAGCTTCAATTTCAGAATACACATAACCATGTATCCCAATTAGTTTTAGTATTACTCTATCTATGGCTCTCTTTTCTGCCATAGCATAAGGATAAGCATTTTTATTATTATAAGGAGTGGCTTCTCCAAATGACCATGCTTCTATTTTGTGTTGCTTATTATCTTTATCCACAATAGTTCGTTGTCCTTTAACACAGACCACAGCAATCTTATCTCTTGCATTGCTTTCAATAATAGTAGGTTCATTGAATACAACTTGTAGTAATGTTGCTACTTTTTCTAATGCTTTATGTTTAATGACTGATGTTCCGTGACAATCCCATAATGCAGACTGTGGTGTTTCTCCTACTTTCTCTAGTAGTTCTGATAAACCTTTTGGTATTCTACTCATGTCTTCCTCCCTAAGTAGTGGTAGATTGCCCAGTTTTTATGGACACCTTCTTCGGTTACTCCTTTATGTCGGGTAGTAATTACATCATACCCTTCATCTCTTAATAAATATATAACTGCTGACAGCCTTGTAATTCTGTATTGAGTTATAGCTTCCCAGCTAGTTATAGACTTTGATTCCTTTAAATGTTTAAGGATAGTTCTCTTTTGAGATTCATAACCATCACTCATAGTTTACTCCTCAGTAAGTTTAATTGTTTTGCGACCTGTCTTTGAAACATGAACAGAGAGTAGGTCACAATGTAACTCCCTATCCTTATCTGTCACACTAGATACCAAGAATTTTTTGGCATCAGTATTAGCTTTGGCATCATAGTATGTACGTTTGTACTCATGTGCCATGTGCATGAACTGATTATCATGTGACATATTTCTACGAACCCTGTCATCAATAGGTACTAAATCAGATGAAGGTTTCATTACATCTTTACTGGCTGGTGCTTCACCTCTTTGCAAGCAATCCCAAAACTCTTTAATGTATACCCATATCTTATCAAAGTATTCTTGACTCCAAGATACCTTGATGTATTCCCATCGGCTGTTGCCAAAGATAACAGATAGATAGCAAGAGTCTGTGTTTGTAAGATACATATACAGTTGCATCTGCCCCATATAATAGTCAGCAACTTTATTCATGTTGGTAAATGGGTTGGTATGTTTACATTCAATAACAGCACATATACTATTCTTTGTTTTAGGATGCACTATTAAAGCATCGGTATGCCCATGAAGACGAACACCATCAAAGCTACAAGACCATGGGTTATAACTTATATCTATATCTTTATCTATCCACAATTCTTTGGGTGTATTTTTTCTAAACCATAAAATATTAAACTGTTCTGTCTCAATACCAAGTTGAACTGGCAATGCGTTAGATAAATCTTCTGGTTCTTTCTCGCCAATTTTTTCTAGGTATAACTCATACCAGTTTGCATTGAGTAGCCTGTTAACATCAGACCCACCGATACTATATTCTTTTGTTTCCATATTATTCTCCTCAGAATTATATATATTTATACTTTATTTATCTATTATATTCAAGCTATTTATTTTTTTTCTCAGTGCTTCTAGTAAAAGAGTACGCTTTATTAATCGTTGTCCTATTAATTTATTAAACTCTGCCCATGATGACCAGAATTTCCCTTCATTTGTTAAGTACCTAATTGCGTAGGTTGTTATGTCGGCTGGGGTATTTTTTAACATGGCTGCCATTTGCTGTGCTTTTTCTTTAGCTGTCATTCTTTGCCCACCAGTTTGTACTTGCATGGCATACATAACTGTTAAATGTTTTTTTAATTCTTCATAAGGTAGAGGTGCTAATGAATACTGTACTAATTTAAAGGCTTCAATTAATTTTTCTTTATCTTTACTTTTAATTCTGTATTCTTCTATTCTATAATCGAAACCATAAGGGCTATTATAATCTGGAATTATTTTTCTCTCTATCTGGTTATCCCCTAACACATCACATAATTCTTTATATAATTCTTTGTCTGTTTGTATTGGGGTTTTATCACTTAATTTTATACACCAGTTTTTATAACCTTTTTCTTTTGTTATATCGGGTATGTCAATTTGTGTTTGTTTATTTTGTACTGGTAATTTTATTTCTTTTAATTGTTTCACTCATTCCCTCCTCATAAAAGAATTGCTATGGTTTGTATAGTACCCTATGGTACACATGTTTCCTCCTCAGAAACACTAATGGTGGTTTATTTTTACTCCCTGTAGATAAGCCACCATTTTTAATAGTTCCTCCACTCGTCTGACAATTTACATTTATTACATACACGAATAAATTTTGTATCAGCAATGAAAGTTGTATTGCATGTTAAACAATTTCGTTTAATATCTGTTGTCTTGTTGGTACAAAACTTACCAAATCTACCAGCCTTTCGTTTCCATTTGTTGAGTGTACTTTTATCTACCCCATAGAATTGTAGCTGTTGAGGAATATTTAACCCAGCTATTCCCATTGATACAAAGTCTTCGTATGTTTTATTCATTTATTTCTCCTATATATTTTTTAAGTTTTTCGTATGTTGAAAAGAATGAGTATCTTTGTTGGTTTGCGTGGTTATTTAGCCAACTCATAAAGTAACTTTTACCAATGATTTGAAATGACTCTTCTTTTTCATGGTCATATATATGAAACTTCATTTACTTCTCCTCTATCTTTTCTAGTATTACATCATCATAACCTTGCTCTATCCACTCGTCATAATGTTCTTTTGCTCTTTCATAAGTAGTGTAGTAATCATCTACACCACCTACCCATACTATATATTTCCAATTTTCTTTCATTTACTTCTCCTGTTTCTTAATACCTGTGGTTGTATAGGTATAAATTTTGTTCTCTTAATTTGCACATGGCTTTCTCTTAAATCTTTTATGGCACATGCTGAACAGATTTCTTGTCTTGTTAATGGATGTATGACAGATGGTTCTTTGACTCTGCACTTTTCGCAAAGGTAACTCATAACTTTATACCTAATAGTTTTAATATTTTTTTATTCTTTACATTAAAACAAATGTAAGCGTTGCTATTCTTTTCTTTAAGTAAAAGCAAATCAACTTCTCCTTTACCAAGATAGGATGACACTAATGCAAAGCCATTAGCCCTGTACTTAGACTCACATATTATACTCATGTCCTTGGTCTTCACTTCTATATCATTGGGGAAATCTTTTAAGATACCAGACAGAGGCTGTCTTCTAGCTGTCCACTTCCAGCTTCTAAATAAATTAACCCACCAGTTTTCATGGTAAGTTCCTTTTCTTTTTTCCTTGCTAGTCATTGGCTTCACCTTCGGGGATTAAATGCTTTTTTTCTTTTCGTCTTAGCTTATTTAACTTGAGTATTACTTCTGCTTTTATCCATGCTTTATTTATTTCCAACGCATGTTCTTTATTTCTGGCAAATTCTAATCCCTTAAAGATTATTGGCTTTAATAAAAAGATAACTTCATCTTCATTCATCTCTTCATAGTTTATTTTCATGCCTTTCATTATGACCTCCGATAATTTATATTGCTTGTATGATGTGTGTATTCTTCTGGTGATAAGTCCAATTCTTTGAACTCTTTTTCTGCCTCCCATGCTCTATTAGCTACATCTAAAAATTTCTGCATATCAAATTCGGGTGCATATATTTTTATGAGGCTGGCTAAATGCAATATCTTTTCCTTGTCTTCAAACATGGGAGCAATTCTTTCAGCAATAAATTGTTGGTGTTCCTCTTTGATTATTGCTTGTACATATACTGTCATGTGTTCTCCTTTATATATTTTGTACTAAAAAAATCTAACCAATCAATAGATTCTTGTGCTTGCTTGGATGCTGTCCATAGTATTGTTGGTTTTTCTTTTAGTATCTTAATCCATGAGTCAAGGTATGATAGATGGTCTTCTCTTTTGTGCATGTACATATCAAACTTACTGCATAATAAAGCAGCACCTAGTTCAGCAATCAATTCTTCAAGAGCATAGTCTTCATCGCGTTTGAATCTTTCTGTTATTCCTTTTCTATCCAGCCTTGACTTATGTCCTGTTGCATGGACAACCTCATGGAATAATGTGGAATAAAATCCATGCGTATGTTTGAATGTATCCTTGAATGGTAGGTGGCAATAGTCTTCATCGGGTGAGTAGTATGCCCTTGGTTGGTCACTATACTTTATGTTTATCTTGGAGGAAGCTATGTATTTATCAGCCTCTTTAATCTCATCTATTTTTTGGGCTGGCTTTTCCTCTTCTCTTTTTACCCCATCTACTTGGTCAATGTTATATACATAGTAAGCATAGAACTGGGTGATAATCTGTTGTTTCTTTCCATGTTCATCTTCTATTGTCTGGAACATTGGCTTGATTATCTGTTGTGTACCAGCAGTCTCACCCTTCTTTACTTTGCCACCTATCTTATTCCATTGGTTCATTGTACCCCATAGATTGCAACTGTAATTCATGATGTGCCTTTTGAAACTCAACCATATTGCATTGCCTCCATTATAATAGGCTTTAGTTGATGCACATTTAGGTCTTCCAATATGCCCACACCAAGGGAACTCAAACTCTTTTACCTTTCCCTTCTCTAATTGTGTGATTAATTCTGATACTATTTCATCAGCTTTTAACTTAGCCATTATAAATTCTCCCCATAAGGAATGGCTTGCCCTATATCATTCCATTGTTTGTAACTGGACTTCCTCATTCCTCTAAGTATGCGTGATGTAAATTCTTCTAATTGTTTTTTACCAGAATCCTTATCTATTTCGTGCATTATAAATTTAGGGAAAGCATTTGTATCTTTATGATGAACGAATACAGTTATGGCTCTTGTACTTACATCAAGAGTTTTATAGGCATTAGACTTGCATCTAAATGATATCCAGAATCCTGTGTTATCATCTGATAATGTTATATCTACTTCTGTTACACCCCTTAAATGGATGTCTGCTTGTACATTATGTGTCATTGAAACCTCCTCAGTTTGCCAATGTTTTAGATTTAATATTATATTTATTTATTTTATTACTGTCTTTGTATTTCCTCCTTCCTTTCTCAGTTTTATATCCATTCCATACTTTTGTTGACCAGAATACTGTTGCTTTAAAAGGGTCATTCAAATAGGAATAAGTATAATCCGTTGCTCCTTGCTGGTATGGTTCTTCAATATGCAATGGCAGTATAAATGGTGTGTCTATTGTATCCCAATCTTCATCAACAAGATAGTGTGTCTTGAATACTCTTAGCCATTTAACTTCCTTCTTGCGTTTGTGTTCTTTCTGTTTCATTATCTTTTATATCCGTTGTTTCTTCCTCAACTGGGCAGTCAAAACATATATTTATTGAATGATGAGACATTTCATCTGGCTTAAACCACCCTTCACATACCTTGCATTGATACCCCATTCTAATCTCCTTTATTTAATAGACATCATAATATTTTAAATACGATACCATTACTGATTGGAAATCCAACGACCTATACTGTGCCGCTTCATCTCCATATCTTAAACACACCTTCATCTCTTCAAAGGGAAATCCAACGTCTTCAAAGTTCTTAAATAAATAGACATCATAATATCTTTTACCTATTGATGTGTCTTCTTTTCCTTTAGATATAACAATAGTAAATTGATATTCTTTTTTCCTATGATTGCATTGATTTTTAAAGATTGGTTTGTTTGTTTCCAGTATTGTAATCATATTCTTCCTCATATTTTTTTCAATATAATTTTATGACTCAGATGTTGCATATACTGGGCGGCATACCCAAGCTGAAGCCACCCCTTTCCAGTTTAATCCACCCTTATCCACCATGAATTAAAAAAAAACTGTAGTAACCTTTCACAGTTACTACAGCTAGTTTGGGAGAAACCCTTAGTCTTCACTCTCTGGATGTGGTACTGGCTTGCCCTCATAGTATGGATTCGGATACCATACATCTCTTGAACTTAGCAACCAAGCCTTGTCTTTCCATTTATGTCCATCACATGTTGCATTGTACTGGTCTATTTCTGCATCAGTGGAATAATTAAAATCACAATGTTCTTCCCATTGATTTCTATACATAATAAAACTCCTAACCAAAATATCTAATTGTTTGTATGAATAACAGTAACAATCCACCAATCGTTACCACCCAACAGGCTTTATTAAACCATGTCATGCCATGTTTGTTAGTATCTTCTAACATCTTTTTGATAAAATCATCTCTCATTATTTTCTCCTCAATTAAGGCTGATTAGGTATTAACCCAACCAGCCATGTTATTGTTGTTATTATTTGTAACCAAACTCTTTCATGTCAACATTATTTGACAATGGAGTAGTCTCTTGGTCACGATTGTTGTAATTGCTTGAGTATTCCTCATGCTTACTTGGAGAAAACTCTTCGCCATATACAGCTTCCCAAACACCAGCAGTAACATAAGCATCTTCAAGTGCTTTCTGGTATCTGTCAATAGCACACGACATAATATAATATGCTTGTGTGCCTTCCATGTCTTCAACAGTAGCACCATTTGCTATGGCTTTTAGCTTTGCTCTTTGGTACTTAGTCTGCTGTGAATCAAGATGCGAAGATGCTCTTGCTACCTCTTCACTAGACCTTGTTGCCTCAACACCTTCTTTGAAGAGACAGCCAATATTAAAGAACGGATTGGGTATTTCATTTCCGTCAGTATCAATGATGTACTTGGCATTGTGAACTACACCATCAATTTCAACACTCTGATAAAACGATGTAGGTATTCTGCTGAACCTTAGTTCTATTTCTTTATCTAAGGCTGTTTTCTTTTCAGAACTAAACTTGCAATCCATTTGCTCTGATATAGATTGTACTATTTCAGTACCATTAGTTTGATTTTTTGTCATTTGATTATCTCCTTGTGACAATTAATAGTTAAACATTATTGTTTAATTACAACCGTGTTTATTCATCGGTCACAGTTGGTCGCTCCCTAAAGTCAAGGGTCGATGAAATTAAGAAATAATATATTACATCGACTTGTAGGAGGCTCGGCATCTTTCGTGCCACTTCTGAGACACAACTATGAGCCGACCACCCTTGAGTTAGGGTGCATGTTTCTTATGCCCGATGAATGAACGGACAATACTAGAGGTTACTCGTCATGTGCCTTAGCACATGTGTCAGAGTAAACTCAAACACAGGTAGCCTAAGATTGATGACCTTTTCAATCTTTATTAGGCTACACAAAGAAAGGAAACGTCCGTCATGTTCTAATGCGAAGCATTAGGTTATGTCGCAACGGAGAGTAAATACTTTTGCTCATCTTTCTTTGATTTATGTATAACATATTGTATATTCAAAACATTAAATTGTAATTATCCTCATTTCTATCATGTCGAATCTGGATGAGTCCAAATCTGTGATTTGGTGAACGATTCCTTTGTGTGGAGGTTATGGTACGGTACGGAGGGAAACACAAAAGTGATTCGATATGATAGTCAACACTATCGGCTTTGTATAAAAAGAATTGACAGTACCATCTTTAGTTATCTATAGTAAGTAAACTCGATTAGGAAACCAGCCTTTATGAATAGTTTAACCGATAAGCAACGCAAACTCGTTGATACCCTCGTAGCAACTAACTGTACGATAAAAGAAGCTTCATCTACTGCTGGATATGCTAAGGGTGAATCTGGTAGAGTGACAGCCAGTAAGGCTTTGAGGCAACCACATGTACAAGAGTATATGATGCAACAAGTTCGTGATACCATGTCTCTCGGTGCTACTAAAGCACTCGGTAGAGTCATTCAACTCTCGGGTAACGCTAAATCTGAGTACGTTCAACTTGAAGCCAGTAAGGATATACTCGATAGGGCTGGCTTTAAAGCACCAGACAAGCACATGCACCTACATGCTGGCGACATAAAGGTTAATATAGACTTATCTAGTTAATTCCCTTAAATGGGGGTAGGGGGTCAAAACATGATGTGACCACGCCATATCATCCCTCGTACTCAGAATATTTCACAAAAGGCTCGATATAACTTTCTATTGCCTAAAAAATATTTTTCTGTTAAAGGTAAAAATGATACAAGATAAGGCTGGCTCTTTCGGGAGTCAGTTTTAAAAAAGGAGAGATTTATGGCTAGCGGATACGGACAGTTTACACGAAGGGCTCAGAATAGAAGTGCTAACATTAGGACATCTTCGGTAGGTGGGAATCAAGGGAATAGGAATGATAAGCCTAAGAAGAAAGCTAAAACACTATTTGGCTTAACGATTGGTACACCACCGAAATCAGATTACCAGAAGAAAGTAGATTCTGGAAAGGCTACTGTGTTTAAGACGGGGGCTGGTGGAAAGATTCACACTACCTCTACAGGCAAAATATTTTCTGCACCGACACATCAAGCTGGGAAGATTACCACGAAAGCCCCTCATTCTAATATTTATAAGCCTGTTCCTAAAGTAAAAGGTAGGTTTGATGATGCTGGTAAAAATTGGGCTGACTTCCGTGACCCAGTACAAGCAACTTCAAAAGGTGCTATTAAAGGTAGGTCGATGGCATCAAGAGTTAAAGCCAAGCCAGTTAAGGCATCGCCAGTTAAGGCATCGCCAGCTTATGGTCATAAACCACAGGAAGGTGATAAGGTCGCTGCTCCTAGTAAAGCCCCCCATGATAATATTTATACGCCACCACCAACGCTTCTTAGGGATGGGCAAGCCATAGGTGGTAATCAGCCTTGGGAACAGAAGACTCGAAAGTTTTTTGGTGAGGGTCAGAGACGGTCTTCATCAGAAGCATGGAGAGCCTCGGGTTCATCGCAAAAAAAAAGCGTGAGTCTCTCTTCTGGCTCTGGTAATAATAAGAAACTTAGTTCTGTACTTACAAAGCCTTATACAAGCTATGCAGACAAGGCTATTAGTACAGTTAAGAGAAACCAAAAAATTATTGCCAAAGCAAAAGCATTTGACAAAAAGGTTGTTTCTCTTTGGGGTAAAGTTAAGTCTCCTTTTAAAAACGTCTATAGTGGTGTTGATTCTGCACCTTGGTTATCAAAAGCCAGAAGGATGAAGACAGAAACAGCTAAACAAGAGAAGCAAAGAGTTTTAAAAACTGGTTCTTTAAATGAAGGTCAATGGGGAACTATTAAATCTTTAGGCAAGGCAGTTCAGAAGAAGACACCTGTTTTTGATAAAAAGGTAAAAAACTATCCTTATAAACCAGTTTACACTACTAAAGTATTCCCACCAGAAGCACAATATTACTCAACAGCTAGAGCCACGCAAGGTCGTAAATGGTGGTTAGGGATGCGAAAGTATAATGCGTTAGTACCCACCGAGGTTCGTTAATGAGTGGAGATTTTCTTCATTTACTGAAACCCGCAGAAAGAGATTTGCTCAGACGCATTGTTAAGATGGTTCATTTTAAGCATTACCCCGAAGAAGTTAAAACAGACTATGAAGCAGATAAGTTAATCTCCGTACTTGGTCCACAAACTGTGGAAAATTTAATTAAGACAGGGCGAGATAACAACATTGGCAACCTTTAATTACAAGCCAGACGGAAGCGTAATAAAGGAGTTTATGAAAGATGACTCCTTCTTCAGAGGATTACGAGGACCAGTTGGTTCGGGAAAGTCGGTTGCATGTTGCGTTGAAGTCTTCCGAAGGGCATTGTCGCAAAAGAAAAACGAGAAGGGTATTCGTAAATCGAGGTGGGCAGTTATACGAAACACCAACCCCCAGCTTAGAACGACAACAATTAAAACTTGGCTCGATTGGTTTCCCGAAAACACATGGGGAAACTTCCGATGGGAAGTTCCGTATACGCATTTTATCCGAAAAGGAGAAGTAGATTTAGAAGTTATCTTCTTGGCATTGGATAGACCCGAAGACGTTAAAAAGCTATTATCTTTGGAATTAACAGGGGTATGGATAAACGAAGCAAGGGAATTACCGAAGTCAATTATTGATGCTTGCACAATGAGGGTGGGGAGATTTCCTTCTATGAGGGAAGGTGGTCCAAGCTGGACAGGAGTTATCTGTGATACCAATGCTCCCGAAGAAGACCATTGGTGGTCGATTATGTCGGGGGAAGTCCCTGTTCCAGACCATATTCCAAAAGAAGAAGCACGAATGTTAGTCTCTCCCGATACATGGAATTTCTATACACAGCCGAGTGCGATGCTGGAAATAAAGGATGAGTCGGGTAATGTTAAGGATTATAAAGCAAACCCCAAGGCAGAAAACACCAGCAACCTTTTAAAAGCATATTACGATAACACGATACGAGGGAAAACAAAGTCTTGGATTGATGTTTATATTATGAATAAACTGGGTAATGTAAGTGATGGCAAGCCAGTTTACCAGATGTTTGCACCCGATGTGCATGCTTCAAAAGAAGAAGTAAACATAGCCAAGGGTGTTCCTGTGTATATAGGCATGGACTTTGGGTTAACACCAGCCGCAGTTTTTGGTCAAAAGGTCAGGGGTCGTTGGTTAATACAATCAGAAGTGGTTGCTTTTGATATGGGCATAGTTCGTTTTGCAGAACTTGTAAGAGAAGAACTGGCAACAAAATACGCTGGGTTGGAGGCTCATATATATGGCGACCCATCGGGAGACTTTAGGGCGCAAACGGATGAGAGTACACCCTTTCAGATATTAAGGGCTTGTGGTTTAAGGGCTTTGCCAGCTTCATCCAATGATGTTGGATTAAGGATAGAAGCTGTCAACAAGACATTGACAAATATGGTTGAGGGGCAGTCGGGTATATTAATAGATTATCGTTGCCGAACAATCATTAAAGGTTTTGATGGTGGCTATCAGTATAGACGAATACAAGTGTCGGGAGAAAGATATAGTGACAAACCCGAAAAAAACATGTATTCACATATACATGATGCGTTACAGTATTTAATGCTTGGTGCTGGAGAGGGTAGACAGTTAATGACAAACCAGAAACCACTTCAAGCATTTAATGCCCGAAAAGGTTTTGATGTTTTCGCCAAACCTTCTCGGCAACGAAGACAAGGAATGTGGGCGAGAATGTAGGAGAGAACCATGTGTTTTTTTAGAAGATTACAAGTACCAACACCAACACCAGTGATAGACCCCGAAGTTGAAGCACAAAAGAAGGCTGAAAAAGAAAAGGCTGATGCTCTAGCTAAACAGCAAGAAGACTATAAAGAAAGGTTACACGGGGGTAAAGTAGGTAGACGTTCCCTTATTTCTGGTCAATCGGGTGGAATAGGGTATGTCAAATGATAGTAAACCAACCTATTGATACATTATCTATCAGTAATGCTGAAGGTGCTGTTAAGTTATTATTGAAAAGATATGAAAAAGCAAAGGCTGTCCGTAAAAATTGGGTAGATTTGTTTGAAGAATGTTATGAGTATGCTTTACCTCAAAGGGAAAGTTTCTATAACGAAGTTGCTGGACAACGCAGAGATGATAAGATATTTGATGAGACAGCTGTAGTAGGTACACAGGAATTTGCTTCTCGTCTGCAATCGGGTATTGTTCCAAACTTTGCACGATGGGCAGACCTTATGGCTGGTTCTGAAGTGCCTATTGAACAAAGGGAAAATATCAATGCTCAGTTGGAAGATGTAACAGAATATGTATTTGAAGTTTTGCAGAACTCGAACTTTGCTCAAGAGGTTCATGAATCCTTTTTGGATTTGGCAGTAGGCACAGGTGTTTTACTTGCTGAAGAAGGGGATGCAATTAACCCAATACGTTTCTCTGCGATTCCATTGCCTCATGTTACATTGGATGTTGGTAGTGATGACAGCATTGACCATATTTTTAGAGAGCGTCATATTCGTGGTTCGGAAATTACTGTTGCTTATCCAAGAGCAACAATTCCATCTAAAATGGCTGAAGAAGTCAAAAGAAATCCAGATGATAAAAGAAAAATCCTTGAAGTAGTCTACAGGGATTATTCAAAATTAAATGTCATGGCACATCATTACTGCGTCATAGATATGAAAACAAAAGAAAAAGTCTTACAGGAAAGGTATGAAGGGGTGGGTTCTTGTCCTATTATTGCCTATCGCTGGTCTAAAGCGAGTGGTGAAATTTATGGAAGAGGTCCACTAATCAATGCCCTTAGTGCAATTAAAACGACTAACCTAACAGTTGAGTTGATATTGGAAAATGCACAGATGGCAATATCGGGTATATATCAAATGGAAGATGATGGGATAATAAACCCAGATTCTATTTCGCTTGTGCCAGGGACTGTTATTCCTAAGTCTGCTGGAAGTGCTGGATTACAGCCAATAAATGCGGCTGGAAGATTTGATGTTGCTGATTTGGTATTGGGAGATATGAGAAACAATATTAAAAGGGCTTTGTATAATGATATGTTAGGCGACCCAAACAGAACTCCAGCATCTGCAACAGAGATAGCTGAACGAATGGCTGACCTTTCAAGAAGGATAGGCGCGGCTTTTGGAAGATTGCAAGCCGAGTTAGTCCAGCCAGTTTTACAAAGAGTTATTTATATTCTTAAAAGACAAGGAAGGATTGAAGTTCCGACAGTTAATGGTAGGGAAATAAAGATAAGGTCGGTTTCTCCGCTAGCCCAAGCACAAGCCCAGCAAGATGTATTGTCTGTTGATAGATTCCTTGAGTTGGTTGGTGGTCGATTTGGTCCACAAATACTGAACCTCTTGATAGATTCACAAGAAGTATCTATATATTTAGCAAGGAAGTTTGGTGTTCCCGATAATTTAATACGTTCACCAGAACAGAGGGCGATGCTTACAGAGATGGCACAACAGATGGCACAGATGCAAATGCAACAACAACAACAAGGAATGGAGCAGCCAGCACAATGACAAATAAAGCAGGACCTAAAGGATATACTAGAAAAAAGCCAACTAAAGATTCTACTAAAATTGATAAGTATGAGGTTGGAAAACATACATTAGGAGTTATAGGGGGAGCTGTAGCACTAGGTGTTATGATGAACTCTACAAATAAACCAGATATGATTAGAACTAGTTCTTTCAGAAATAAAAGTGCATATCAAAAAAGCGATTGGAGAGGAGCTTCATCAAATCCTTATGGGAGGGGTTCTCCTATTCCTAGAAAGAAAACAGGGTTTTTTTCTTGGTAATATATGACAGCTAGTATTGGAATAGACGGGTATCCTCGTAGCAAAGAACAGGATGAAAGAATATCGCATAATATTGCTCAATGTTTTCATACAACCAATGGGCAAGAAGTATTGAAGTATTTAAGAAGCATCACGATAGAATCTGTATCGGGTGCTAATATTACCGATAATGAACTTAGACATTTAGAAGGTCAGCGTTATCTTGTCGGTTTAATTGAAAGACGTATTCAACATAGTCATGGAGTAAAAAGTTTATGAGTGAAGAAGCACAGGAATCAGCAGTAGAACAAACTGAACAAGCAGTAGAAAGACCCGAATGGTTGCCAGAAAAGTTTAATACACCAGAAGACATGGCGACCAGTTATACAAATCTTGAATCAAAGATTGGGCAAAAGGAAGAGGATTTAAGAAAAAATATTGAACAGGAAATGCAAGATAACCTTTATAAAAATCGCCCAGCAAATGTAGGTGATTATCAACTGCCAGAGACTGTTGATGCAGAACAGGCAAACCAGAATGAACTATTGCAATGGTGGGCAAACACTTCTTTTGATAATGGGTTTAGCCAAGAGCAGTTTGAAGAAGGATTAAATATTTATGCAAATGAATTAAATGCGGCTATGCCTAATCTGGAAGAAGAACATGCCAAGCTAGGTGATAATGCCGATGCTCGTATAGATGCAGTTAAGCTATGGGCAAATGCAAATTTCCCACAGGAATTAATGCCAGCAATGGAAACTCTTGGGTCAACAGCCGAAGGAATACAAGTCATGGAAATGTTAATAGAAAAACTCAAGGGGGCATCTATTAATGGACAGGCACAGCCAGCTGGGGTTATATCGCAAGCCGATTTAGAACAGATGATGAAAGACCCTCGTTACTGGAATCCGAAAGATAGAAGTCAAGACTTTGTAAATCAAGTGGATGAAGGCTTTGCCAAACTGCATAATAGAAGTTGATGCCATACAAGTTATAGAAGGTAAGGAATCTCATGCTTATTATCTTTCTTCCCGATTAAGAAAGAATGATTTGAGAGAAGTATGGCTGTCTGATTCAGACCCATTGCAAGCATTACTGACACCGATAGTAGATAAGGAAGACCTTGATGCAACTACTTATACTGCAACAGTGGGTGGTGAGCCAATCTGTATGTTTGGTACTGTAAAAGCAACCGACAATCAAGCTGTGGTATGGGCATTGGGGAGCGATAAAATATTTAAATATCGAAAAAGTTTTGTTAAAGCATCTATTGAAGTTGTTAATTTACTCCAAAATAACTATGAAAAGATATGGAATGTTGTGCCATACGACCATCTGGATACTATTATATGGTTAAAAAAATTGGGGTTTATTATAGAAAATGACTTTGTTTTACAAAAAAATGTGCCTATGTTGCATTTTTTCCGTTGCAAAAACCTAGAAAATATGGCAACAGTACATTAAGTGACCCGAAAAAAGCAGAATGGTCTTTGTAAAAAGGCAACCATGTTGAAGCTAAATTAGGACAATCATGCTGAACGATGCGAAAGCATCATAACTTTATTAACTTAAATGGAGGCTATCTTGGCAAACACCATAGATACAGCTTTTATTAAGCAGTTCGAGGCTGAGGTACATTTAGCATATCAACGTATGGGTTCAAAGTTACGAAATACTGTGCGTACTGCTGGTAATGTACGAGGGAATCAAGTAAGATTCCAAAAGATTGGTTCTGGTTCTGCTAATACTAAAAGCAGAAATGGTAAAGTCACTCCCATGGAGTTGGCACATACCACTGTTGATGTTACTCTAGCTGACTGGTATGCACCAGAGTATATCGACAAGTTAGACGAATTAAAGACTAACATTAACGAAAGGCAAGCAGTTGCAACAAGTGCAGCCGCGGCTCTTGGTCGAAAGACCGATGAAATCATTTACACAGCTATGGATTCGGGTGCGAACAGCACTCAAATACATGACACAAGTTCTGCGTTGGAAAGAGCAGATGTGCTATCATTGTTTGAAACAATGGGTGCGGCAGATGTTCCAGAAGACGGGCAGAGATTTGTTGCCATGAATCCAAAAGGCTTTGCAGACTTATTCACAATCACAGAATTTTCTAGTGCTGATTATGTGGGTGAGGCTCAGTTGCCTTATGCTGGGGGAATGACTGCGAAAAACTGGTTATCATTTATGTGGTTTAGCACTTCTGCTGTAACTGCTGGGAAGAATATAGCGTATCATTCTTCTGCGGTTGGTTTAGGCATTGGGGCAGATGTAACTACAGAAATAAATTATGTGCCAGAAAACGTATCACATTTAACAACATCCATGATGAGTATGGGCGCGGCTGTTATCGATGATAATGGTGTCTATGAAGTCTTGGATAACAACAGTTAAGGAGGTTTAAATGGCTTATGATAAAGATAGTTTAACTCGCTTGGCTGGTGGAAGTGGGCATACTCTATGGCACTATACGACAACCGATACGATTGCAACAGTTAACACAGCTGGATATTTTTCAGACAGTGCTAATATGTTCAACACAAATGATGTAATTATAGCAGTTACATCTTCTGGTGGAACACCTGTTGTATCGTTGACATACGCTAATAGTGTGACTGCATCAGCAGTTGATGTAGTTGATGGCTTAACAGTTACAGCTACAGACAGCGACTAATAAGGAGTAGGGGGAGAAATCCCCCTATACCAAATGGCAGTAACAAGTACCACAGCAACAACAGCCATAGATGTTTGTAACAGGGCATTGGTTCTTATCGGTGCTTCTCCCATGACATCTTTTGAAGATGGAACAAACGAGGCTTTGGTTGCTGTGAACTTGTACGAAGATACTTGCCGAGCCACATTGGTTAATACTCGTTGGCGATTTGCTACAGACCAAAGAGCATTAAACAGATTAACAAGTGAACCTACTGGCAGATGGGATGCCGCCTATTTAATACCAGCAGAATCACTTTTTGTTCATGCAGTTACAGTAAATGATGCCCCTATTCAATATGATATATTTGGTAATATGGTCTACTGCGATGCAACAACAAACGATACAGTTATAGCTGATTATAATTTTAGACCAACAGAAGCAAAGTTTCCTTCTTATTTTGTACAGGCACTTGTCTATGAACTGGCTGGACAGTTTGCTTTGGGTATAGCAAGAGATGACGCACTATCAAGTATGATGTTTAACAATGCTCGCTTTTATATGCAAAGGGCAAGGACAATGGATAGTCAGCAACAAACAACAAGAAAACTTATAACAAATCGCTTTATAGTCTCAAGAAGGTCTTAATTGTGAGAGTCCGTATTCCTCAAAATAACTTTGAGAGGGGTGAAATCAGTCCATCTATGACGATGAGAACTGACCTTAATACTTATGTACAGGGTGCAGAAGAAGTAAGGAATCTCTTTCTCTTGGCTGAAGGGGGAGTAAAAAGAAGGGCTGGTTCAGAATGGTTAAGTACTTTTGGTATAACACCTAATACATCGAATAGAGTTGAGGTTCGCTTAGAGCCATTTTTATTTAGTGATGATGAGCGATATATCATGGCTTTTAGTAATGCACGATTAGATATATTTCGTATTGTTGCAAGTACAGGAGCAGTAACAGCCTTAACAGCTTTAACTGCTGATTCGGGTTCAAGTGCTTTGCCTTGGACAACAGCAAGATTGGAACGCATGACATTCACTCAGAACGCAGATGTCATGTTTATTGCTCATCCCGATTTTATGGTAAGAAAAATAACAAGAACAAGTGCAACAGCCTTTTCAGTTTCGACTATGGCATTTGATGCAACAACAGCTGATGATGAAAAGTACCAGCCCTATTTTGCCTTTCAAGAAAGTGGAGTTACCTTAACTCCTCAAGCAACTAGCGGAACTGGTAAAACAATGACAACCTCGGAAGATTACTGGAACTCAAGTCATGTCGGTACGATTATACGATACGCTGGTAATGAAGTGTTAATAACTGGATACACAAGTGCTACAGTTGTAACTGGTACAATTAGAAAAACATTATCAGCATCAACAGCTACAACAAACTGGGATGAAGCCAGCTTTTCAGCTTATCGTGGTTATCCTCATGCTATAACATTCCATGAAGATAGGTTGTGGTTAGGTGGAACTAAGAGTCAACCAGACGCTATTTGGTCTTCCAAGACATCAGAGTATTTTAATTTTGATGTTGATAATGCCAGTGATGATGACAGTATTCAAATAACAATCAATGTTGGTGAATTTAATAACATAAGACATTTGGTTGCTAATCGTGATTTGCAGATATTTACCAGCACATCAGAGTTATATATCCCTTCTTTTGCAGATAAGGCATTGACTCCTACTAATGCTCAGATTAGAAGGCAAACTCCTTATGGTGCTTCTTATGTAAGACCTTTACCTTTTGATGGTGCAACAATATATATTCAAAAGACAGGAACATCCGTGAGAGAGTTTCTTTTTAGTGAGCAAGAATCAGCGTATGTATCCACTCCATTATCTTTAATTTCATCGCATTTAATTAGTAACCCAACCCACATAGCTTCTATTAAAGGTGCGTTCTCCAGACCAGAGCAGTATGCTTTTGTTGTTAATGACGATGGTTCGCTGGCTGTGTTCCATTCTATTCGTAATGAAGAAAAGGCTGGATGGACTAAGTGGACAACAACAGGGAACTATCATTCAGTCTGTGCTATAGATGATAGAGTCTTTGCTGTTGTGTATAGAGATATGGGAGGCAGTACAAATAAATATACACTTGAAGAATTTAAAACCTCATTGCGTTTGGATTGTTCCGATAGTTTTACTGCGACATCGAGTAACAATGGTATCTTTGCAACCAATACTATATTTACAGATGGTGCTTCATTGGCTGTTGTTGAAGGAGATAATTATATAGGCTCGTTTACACAGGCTAGTAATCAGACAAATGTGTCGGCTGTAAAAGCTATTAATACAGCAGAGATTGGTTATAGCTTTACATCTAATTTAAAAAGTTTACCAGTAGATGCACAAGTTCAAGGTGGACCTTTAACTGGAGAACCAAGAGCAATCACAAGAGTTAATCTTGATTTATTGTCAACGCTATCGGTTTCTGTTAATAGTCAACCATTAATAATACAAGGTGTTACTGATACAGTAACAAGTAGTGAAATGGGATTTAATGCTTTTACAGGCAAAAAGGAGTTTCGTTTGTTAGGATATAGTCGTGACCCAAGAGTTGAGATAACTCAAACAGCACCATTGGATTTACAGATTAATGGTATGATAGTAGAGGTAGCCTTCTAATGTGTATGCCACAAGCAATGATGTTGACAACTATGGCTACAACTTATGCCAGTATAAGTGCTGGGAAAGCACAAGCCAGAGCCTATATGGACTCTGCTAAAAGTGAGGCAGAACAAATACAAGCTGACAAGCAAGTTGCAGAATTAGAGTCTCAAATAGCTATAACTTCAAGATGGAAAGATTATGGAGAAGCGTTGTCTATTAATAATACATTTCTTGCTTTAGCGAATAGGAACGTAAATGACCCTTCAGCTATGGCTTTATTCCAGAGAAACTTTGACACAGCACAAGAAGATATAGAAAGAATAAATCTACAGCATAAATTAAATCAAGATAAAAGGGATAGAATGATTGATGCGACTTTATCAACAGCTTCGCAAAGGGCTACTGCTTCAAGAAGAAGTGGGCTTATTAATGCTTTAAATGTTGGCACTGCTGGCATTATGCAAATAAAAGATATAGAGACATAGGTAAAGTATGGCTATTCGTGTATTAAAAAATCAAGCAATGGTTCAGCCTGTAGGCGTTGTAAAGCAAGAGCCTGTTTCTGCTGATGCTGAATTGTATAAATCTATATCAGATTTAGGCACAAAATGGATGGGGATGTTATACCAGCAAGGAGTTGAGGAAGCTAAACTAACAGGCAAAAGTGCTGGTGATACTACACAATTAACTGTGTTAAATCCCGAAAATGGTTTTATTGAAAAGATTGATGCTCCAGAAGGATTTGGTCGAATAGCGACAAAATCATTCAATGATGCTGTTCGTATAAGAACAGAACATTCTATAAAATCTCAAATGAAAACAGCTTTATCTCAGATAATGTACGATGAAGATGGGAAATACCACGCAAACCCTAAGGCTTATAGAGACCAAGCAACAATTAAGTTAGCTGAATATGTAAAGGCAACACCCACCGAATTTCAAGGATATGTTAAAGAAATTGGTGAACAGATTATGGGTGCTGGATTAACGCAAGTTACAGCTAATCAATTTTCTAACGCATTAAGAGCCATTGATTTGCAATCAAAGCAGACATTTACATCAGAGATAGATGATTTTAGTAATACTCTTTTAACAGAAAATTTTAAAGATAATATAGATAACTACCAGCAATACAGAAATGAAATCTTGCAATCAGTTGAAGCAAAAGGAATGAAATTTGATACAGGGCAGTATTTATTAAGACGTTTAGACCAAGCAGTTATGACATCGGTTGTTAATAAATGGGCAGTAGGAAAGAGTAAATCGCAAATACAAGGGTTATCATTAAATTTAGTTGGTCAAAGATATGAAAATTTACCAGATGAAATTAAAATGACATGGGATAATATAGAATTACAAGGGGATACAATAGATAATATACGAACTCATCTATCTTTTTTAATGTCTAATAGTAGTGACCCAGTAGTAGAAAAAACGGGGAACATTGGTCCTAATAATACTAATATGAATTATGTTCAATCAAGTTTAATAAATAAGAATTTAATGACTTATGATTCTTTTACATCTCAAAAAGTATTGCCTTATTCCCAGACAGGTCATACTCACATGATTTCACCACAGCAGATGGACATACAATTTAATTTCTCTGACCCATTAACTTTAGAAATTATTAATAATAGAAGTGCTTTACCGATTACTTTACACAATCAAATAAAACAATGGGCAAGGGGTGGTGTGCAAGACCCTACAGGCGGGAAAGGTTTTGGGTATTGGCAGATATGGAGAGCAGTAACATATAGAGAAAGTGCAACGGGTGAAATGACAAGAGTTAATCAAGATATATTCCCAGAAGAGTTTTCTAATATTATGACTCAAGTTGATGATTCTATGCAATACAATCAAGATTTAGATTCTTTTAATAAAGCAATAGGACTTTATTATGCACTTGATGAAAAAGATAGTTCTGGAATTTCTCTTTATTTAAAAGATATGCACGAACAATTAGGTATGCCATCAGATACTTCTGTAACAAAAGAAAATGTAAAAAATAAAATTGCAGAGTTGTTACAGGCTCAAGATTTTTCTTGGTGGCCTTTTCATGCTGGTGGTCTTGATTCAACTACAGCCTTTAAATACGCTGATGAAGTTATGAGTATATATAGCAATGATTCAAAAAAATTACCTCAAGAAAGAAAATATAAAACAATAGAGGATGCCATAAAACATGTAGCTACTACAGTTTATGGAGACACAGATTGGGATAAAGGAATTATTGGCTCAAATAAAATCATTCATTCGAAAACTATGAGTATTTTAGAAAAGAATGAGGATGCTGGGTTAGTATCTGTAGGTGCTGGTGGTATGATTGGGGAATCACCAGAATATTTTACCCGAAAATTTAAAAATAAAAACGCTGTTAAAACTCCTTATGCTTTAAATTTAGTTTTTAAAAATTATGAAAATCAATTAGGTGAAGAAAGATTTATTTCGGAAACAATTACATTGGCAAATAATATGAGGCTGGGTGATGATGATACTAAGTTTGTTTATGGTGAAAATTTTTTTTTCCAAGCCACAGAAAATAGCACCCCTAATTATCCTCGATTTAAAGTTTATACAGTAGATGATTCTGGGTCAATGATTCCCCTAGAAATAGATATTGGAGGATTTGCACAAGAATTAATTATAGATGTTTCGGATTTTAAAAATAAATTAGATAGAGAAAATATTACTTATCATCAAAATAATCCAGCTGGATATATAGGTGAAGGTATAAAATTATATGGAGAATTTCAAAGACATTTAAAATCAAAGAAGAAACAAATAATAGGAGGGGTACACCCAATCTGGAGTAAGCCAGAAGACGAAATGTTTGAAGAATTTTTGGGTATGGATGAAGAGTCTTGGTACGAATCTGTAATAGATTCATTTGTTGAAATGCCAGATAAACTTCACATATTGCTTTTTGGTCAAGAAGCAAAGGCTTCTATTGGTAGTGGCATTAAATCAATACAAAGAAACAATCCTCTTAATATAAGGTACGAGCAGAAGAATCAATGGTTAGGTAGTATGGGTGATGATGGTTCGGGATTTGAAACTTTTGAAGATAATGTACAGGCATACAGGGCTGGCTATACTATAATGAATACTTATAATAGTGAGTATTTTAATTATAATATGACGATTAGAGATTTAATAACTAGATGGGCGCCTCCTTTTGAGAATGATACCGAGTCTTATATTAAGCATGTTTCAGATTATTCGGGATTACCAGACAATCACCCTATAGATTTATTAAATGAAGATTTGATGATTAAAATATTTCAGTCAATGACTAAACATGAAATAGGTGTAACAGCATATTCAAATTATGAATTTTGGGAAGAGGATATTAAAAGAGGAATTAATCTTTTATGACCTCATTAGAGCATCTCTATAAAAAAAATTATTTAAAGACACCTTATTTTCCTTATGATGTAAGAGTTGATGCACCAATGCCTATGGGTTGGTGGGAAGAAGTAGGTACAGTATTAAAATATCAGTATAAGCCTTTACTTAATACAATAGAATCCATTGGGAAATTTGAAGAAGATGTAAATTTTAAACCAGAAAATCATATTGATTTTACTTATGAAAATCCTTCATATCTTATGAACGCTAGGTCTATGGATGAATTAACATGGATGCGTGAAAATCAAACAGAGATGTTAAAGGTCAAAGAAAATATGGGCAAATTGCATTGGCACTCAATGTTAGCTGGTGCAATGATTGACCCATTAACATGGATGATTCCTTATAGTCTTGCTGGTAAAACTGTAATGCAAGGAATAAAAAGTGGAGCGAAAGCTGGGTTATTATATGGTGGAGTTTCCGAAGGATTAAGAACTCCTTTTGACCCAACAAATACACAAATGGAAACTATGATGAATATAGGCTCATCGACTGTTTTTGGTGGTGCATTGGGAGGAATAGTAAAAACTCCTATGGCTGTTGCCAGATATAAAAGGTCTGTAAAAAAAGCCCATTCGTTAAACGATGATATGATTCGTAAGTTTAGTCAAACTGTAAGAAATACAGAATTTAATGCAGTTAATCTTGCCGACCAGTATAAAGTTAATATTAAGACAGGGAAAGTTCAGCAAGCTACTAAAGCTAAGACAGGGCAACAAGAAGATGTAGATAGTCGATATGTTAATGCAAGGTATAATAAAGATACCAACACAATTCATATAGATAAACAAGACATATTAAACCAGTTTAAAGAAAAACCTTGGACAAAACCTAAGGTAAAAGGTGTTAAACCTTTACCAGAAAATGCTTTTGAATCTCCACAAGAATGGTATAACTTTGTTCTTTTGCATGAACTAGAACATTCAAAAATAAAACAAAGAACAGGTGAGTCAACAGCAAGTTATGAAAATCGCATTAATGAAAGTGCAGTTAAAAGATTTGAAGAAGAGCAGCAAAAGATAAAAGATACTTTTGAGCCAGAAGATATATGGGATTTAGCTTTTCCTAATTATATAGGTAATATTGTTTCATCACCTTATAGGAGTGCTATACAATTTGCATCAAAAGCTGGTGTAAAACTTCCAGACAGAGTAAAAAAATATTTTCATTTAGGATTTATGGATGGGGGTGTTACAGTAAAAGCCCATTTTTTAGGTAAATCTTTAACATCTGTATTACAAAGTTTAGGAAAGCATTGGGGTCAGTATGCTAATTATACTCGTATGTTAGAAGACTTGCATTACCAACAAATAAAAGGGCTTGAAAATACTGTTGAAGCACCTAGAAGTTATTTTGGTTATAGGCACAGAGATAAATTATGGACTCAAAAAAATGGGAATACATTTGGTGAGTTTTTGGAAAGGGCAGTTACTTATTATATATTAAATATTTCTGATGAAACTATAGAGTCTTTAACTAAAGGAGGTAAATTAAATGATTTAACTTATTTAAAATTCAATCCCGATGAACATTTTAATGGCAAACCTATAACAGCCGAAGAAAAGAAAGCATCTAAAGTTATAGAAAATTTTTTTAAAGAGTATGAAAAAGAAGGCAAAAATGCCAAAATGTTTTCTATTCATGATTCTGTAGACGCACTAAGGGGTAGTATTCCTCGATTAATGGGGTTATTAAAACAATCAGAAAGCAGATTAAAAAAATATCCTCGGTCAAAAAAAATACAAAAGGGTATAAAAGATATTAAAGAATTGATGGCTAAGAATAAAAAAACGGCTGATACTTTAGAAAAACAAATAAATGATGAAAGTAAAACGATAACACCCCCTTGGGAGGAAAGTTATTTTGCAAGGATTATTGATAAAATTAAGGTTCTTAAACATAGAGATATGTTTAAACAAATAGTTGTTACTTGGTTTACACACAGACCTTTTAAAATAACTTATGATTACAAAACAAAAAAAATTGTTACAAAAAAATTCTCTGATAATCCAAACGATATAGATAAGAGGGCTGATAAGTTTATTGACGAACTACTAGCAACAGACAACCCCGAAACATTTGCTGAAATGTTAGCCCCTTTAAGAGTTTCTTCTTTAAATCCAAGAAGTTTTGAAGCACCGAATTTTTTTGGTGTGCAAGCTACTGATGGTCAAATATGGAGAGTTAGTGACTTTATGGTTTTAGACCCAGCTTCTGTAATGAAGAATTATGTTCAGAGAATTGCACCAAAAATTGAATTTAAAAAGAAATTTGGTATGAGTGAAAAAGATGTTTTGGAAGATATTGAACTTAGTATGATGCAATTTGATTTAAAAGATATAGCCAAAATAAAACAAAAATTTGATGTAATGTACAGAAGAGTTGTTGGGCAAGTTGTGGAAAGCCCAGATAGATGGGACAATGAATTAACAAATTGGTTAAGAGCGCCAGCAGTTATAACTTACCTAAGTGATTCTGGAAGAGCCGCTATTGTAGATTCGGGGAATATTATTTTTCAGTATGGATTTAAACCATTTCAAAAAGCTATGGAAACAATGGTTGACCCTAAATCTTGGGGTAAATTTACAAAAGTTTCAAGGGGGTCTGGTGAAGGTTCTATAGAATCTCTAAGGGGAAGTATCCAACAAAAGGTTGTTGATGCAAATTTAACTCATCCAGTTTCAAGGTCTTTTGGTGCTACCAGAGATAGATTAGTTGATTATTCTATGGAATTAAATTTTTTAAGACCTCTTACAACATTTTTTAAAGAGATGATTAATATATTTTCAACACAAGATATAATAGTTAAATCATTTAATTACGATTCTTTAACAGTTTTTGAAAAAGCAAACTTAGCAAGACATGGTGTAAGTGAAAGTTTAGCACGGAAAATAGCTAAACAAAAAAAGAATATGACGCAAAGTGATGATAAAACAAGATGGTTTGCAGAGATTGACAAGTGGGATGATGAGGAAGCATTGCAAGGATTCTTAGCCGCTAATCAAACATATATGAATTTAGGCAGTTTAACAGCTACAGCTTCAGATAAATTTCAATTAGTTGATGGAGTTGTTCATGTTCCTTATAAGCCTTGGATGAAAAAATTTGGTTTAAGACCAGATGGTAGAATCTCTGCTGGTTCTACCCCAGCTGGTTGGCAAGAACCTTATGTAAGGTTACATAGTGGGCTTATGTCTTTGCCATTTATATTCTGGAATTATGGACTAGCGGCAAATCAAAAAATATTACAGGCTGGCTTTGACCCTACTAGACCTCTGTTTCATAGACTTGCTGGGGCATCTATAATGATTGGTCTTGGCTATATGATTACAAGATTAAGGATAAGTGATGATGTGTGGGAGAGAATGTCATTTCAAGATAGAATGGCAAGAGCAGTTCACATGTCTGGTGTTACTGGTATGTATAGTGATTTAATGTATATGAATCTTCACATGTATCATGGGGCAACAGGGGGAGGTACAGGAGACTTTTTTATACGACCAATGTATAATCCTAATTCATTTGATACAATCATGGAACCATTTGGGGCGGCTTATGGATTAGTAGGCGATGTAGGAAGAAGTGGTTACACTATGGCAACAGAAGGTATTGGTCAAGGATTAGCACAAATGCCTTATCCTTTACAATACAATATGTTTATAAGAGATGAGATAAGAGAATTAAGAAGAAGGTTGTCAAATTAACAAAAATATGTATATAAGGATACTATTATGTCGATATATGTAGATGCAGAAACACCAAGAAGACAATTTACTGTCACAAGCCCTACGACAGAGTTTTCATTTGACTTTAATTTTTTCCAAGATTCGGATATTAAAGTTTATGTAGACTCTACTCTAAAGAGTTTGACGACACACTATACTGTTACTGGTGAAGGAAATGATACAGCTTCAAATCATGGTGGTACTGTTACTTTTGGGTCAGCAGTAGATGATGTTACTGTTACAATTATTCGTGACATAGCAATCCAAAGAACAACAGACTTCCCAGCCAGTGGTGCTTTTCAAGTTGATTCTCTTAACACCGAACTTGATACTATCACAGCAGTTCAGCAAGAACTTGAAGATGACATCTCAAGAACATTAAGACTCGATGCAGAAGACGCAACAGTGGCAATGGAACTTCCTTTAAAAGCGGCAAGGCTTGGGAAAATATTAGGATTTAATTCTTCTACTGGTGTACCAGAAATGTATGTGTATCTTACTAATGAGAACACAGTTGCATTAGATGGATTAACAGCTGGTACTGTAACTGAAAGCAAGTATGTTCTTGTTGATGCAAATAAAGATATCGGTTCTTTTCGTAATGTTACATTAACGGGTGAACTTGATGCTGGTTCATTGGATGTTTCGGGTAACGCTGATATTGATGGTACATTAGAAGCTGATGCAATTACTGTTGATGGCACAGCCCTTAATGAATATATCGCTGATACTGTCGGAGCGATGGTGGGGTCTAACACAGAAACAGGAGTAACAGTTACTTATGAAGATAGTGATAATACTCTGGATTTTGTTCTTGGTACTACTCATACTACAGTCACATCATTAACAAATGCGAGTTTAGTTGTAGGTAGAGATGCCGATAACCAGATAAAGTTTGGTACAGATAATGAGATAACATTTAGAGTGAGTGCTGGTGATGGTGTTGTCTTTAAAGCAAGTGGTGAAATTGAAGCAACCAGTTTAGATATTAGTGGCGATGCTGACATTGACGGAACTTTGGAAGCAGATGCTATTACTGTTGATGGTACTGCATTAAATGAATACATTGCTGATACTGTTGGTGCAATGGTTGGTTCAAATACTGAAACTGGAATTTCAGTAACGTATGAAGATGGGGATAATACTTTAGATTTTGTTATTGGTGCTGGCTCGATTGTTAATTCCATGTTGGCTGATGATGCTGTAGGTGCAGATGAGTTGGCAAGTGATGCTGTTGTTACAGCTTCGATTGTTGATGACAATGTAACACAAGCTAAAATTGCAGATGATGCTGTTGGTGCTGACCAATTAGCAAGTGATGCTGTTGTTAATGCAAGTATAGCTTCTGGTGCTTCGGTTGCTTTTAGTAAAATGGAAAACCTTACAGCTTCAAGAGCATTAGTATCAGATGGTAATGGTGATGTATCTGTAGCAACAACAACATCTACAGAAATAGGATATGTAAATGGTTTAACATCAGCAATACAAACACAATTAGATGCAAAGGCAAGCCAGGGGTTTGCTATTGCAATGAGTATTTGTTTATAGGAGAAACAGATGGCACAAGATTTTAGAAATAATTTTAATGATGATTTGCCGACAGCCCATAATGATACCACTTCATTATTGTGGACAGGAGGGAATTATGATGCAGTTATCAGTATTCGGTTAGCTAACATATCAACGTCAACTGTGAATGTAGATGTCTATGTTAGGAAAAGTTCAACTGATTATTACTTGATTAAAAATGGACCGATTCCAAGCGGGAGTTCATTAGAGCTAATTGACTCTGGTTCTAAGATTGTTCTGGCTAGTGGCGATGTACTGTATGGAATTGCATCAAGTGCAAATGCTGTTGATGCGATGGTCAGCGTTGTCGATACAATTAGTGCATAGGAGATAGCATGGGATATGTAGGAACAAAGGTTACACAGAATATTGTTTCAACGTCAGAGATAACTGACGGCACAATCACCAATGATGACTTAGCTAGTGATATAGCCATCACAACAACTGGCGATACTTCCTTAAAAGGCAATGTAACAATTAATGAAGATAGTGCTGATAAGGATTTCAGAGTTGAAAGTAATGGCAATGCCAATATGCTTGTAGTAGATGGTGGCACAGATACTGTTTGTGTTGGAACTAATCAAACTGGTTTTGAAGCAAGTTATGATGATTTAATTGTAGGTACTGGAACTGGGCATAATGGGATAACTGTTTATTCTGGTAATGACAGTGTTGGTGCTGTTGCTTTTGCCGATGCAACAAGTGGCAATGCTACTTATGATGGCTATATACAATACGAACATAATGCCACACAGTTTACGATTGGGGTTAATTCTGGAACTACAGCGAAAGCATTTAATATTACATCGGCAGGAAACATCAAATTCCCAGCTGGTCAAGGCATAGACTTTTCTGCTACAAGTGATGGAACGACTATGGCTTCAGAACTATTAGACGACTACGAAGAAGGTGCGTTCACCCCTACAGTAGTATCGTCAAGTTTTACACCCAGTTATAACCACCAATTTGGGTTTTATACAAAAATTGGCAATAAAGTTACCTTTGAAATTTATTTAGCTATAAGTAGTGCAAGTGGAACAACCACTAATGCTTGCACGTTTGGAGGATTACCTTTTACTTCTTATAATGGTTCTACTGCATCAAGATACGCTGGAGTAGCTACGGTTGGAAGTTGGTATAATGGTGTAGTTGCACAACAAGGCGTTCCTCACATGTATGTTTCTCCAAATGATACTGGAATAATCTGTGTTTACTGGAATGGCGGTACTGGTGTTCAAATGGTAGGTGGAGATGTTGATGGAAATTCCTTTTTATATTTTGGTGGATT